GTAGTTTTACTAATATTGGTAATATTCGCATAAGTATCTGTAGCACTACCATCATTTATAGTAAATGGCATAGTGGTTGACGAACGATTTGTTCCTACAAATGATAATGTGAAACGAGTAAATCCTGCTACTGGAGGCACACCTGATATTCTCTCGTGAATTTGTGAAGTTGATGACATACAAGACATCGCCATTTTTTATGTTATATTACATTTAGATTATATTTTTGAATTTTTATCTCTCTTAAATATAAGAAAAAATGCCACCAAAAAAAAAGAATAATTCAGTCCCTTTAGTTGATGATACCGACACACAAAATAATGAAGACGTTATTAATTTTTACGAGACAAAAGCAGTGAGAAAGCATTTAGAAAAAACACATAATCCAAATAAGGATAAACACGCATTAGATGTTAATTCTCGTATTTTGTTAGTTGGGGCTAGCGGGACATACAAAACTAACACGTTAATGAATATGCTAAATAAATTTACTGGCACATTTGAGCATATCCATTTAATAACCGCAATGCCAGACGAACCATTGTATAAACATTTACAAGACAAAATAGACGCCAAGAATCTAACAATTTATAGCAATATTGGTGCTTTACCTTCTGTAGATGATATAAATCCTGACTATAAAGATGGCGACCAAGTTTTATTAATTTTTGATGATATGTTAAGTGCTCAAAAAGACCTAAAAGGTAGTAAAATATTAGACTATTATATTCGTGGTAGAAAGAAGAACTGCACGATTGTCTTTATTAGTCAGTCATATTACGAAATACCGAAAATTATTAGAAATCAATTGACTTATTTAATTATCACAAAAGTATCCAGTGATGATGATTTAAAATTAATTGTTCGCCAATACAAATTAGGAGTTACACTTGATGAACTTGTTGATTTATATAATAAGGCAACCGAGAAACCAACTAACTTTTTTAAAATAGATTTATTAAAGGCAGATAAAGCAACTAAATTTTCCAGAAATTTTATTAATTTCTTTTCTATTGATAAAAAAGATGGGTGAATATTATTTATTATTATTGGTTGTTCTATAAAAAAGTTATTATATACATATTATTATCGTTCTATATTTTTGGGGCATTTGGGGCATTTTTTTTGTCTTAAAGTAAAACTTTCTGGGTGAAAATTTAAAAAAGTAAAACTTAAAAAAATAAAATTCCAAGAGGAAAGTTTCAGTTTAAGGATTTTTTCTTGCCCCAAATGCCCCAAAATGCCCCAAAATATTTCTTGATATAGAACCAACCCATTAAAATTACCATTCAAATTCTTTTAACAGCGGTTCAACGCCATTTAATTTCAACGCTTCAGCATTTGTTATATTTCCACTAAATTTGTCATCAAATTCTTTTAATTCGGGTATTAATTGTAATTCATTCGCATATAATTGGAAGGGCAACTTCTCCGCATTTTTATTAACAACTTGGTAACGATTGCGCTCCAATCCACGACGACGAGGATAAATTGTATGAACTATTTTATACAAGGAAGGAGTCCAAATAACTTGTATTTCTTTTGACTTTCCAGATTTTACAAGTTTCCGCATATTGCTATACAACGCAGACAATTTTACACGAACAAAATCTCCATTTTTTAACTCATATTCGTCTTTAAATTTCTCTATTTTATTTTTGGTAATTTGATTTATTTTTTTCTCAAATGCTTTTTCAAAATTTGTTAGTTCATCTGGTTGTAACACATCAAATTTCTTATTTGTTGCTTTCCATATTTGATTTGGGATAATTTTTTTCCCACTATTAAATGAATTATTTATAGTATTTTCTATACGCTCTAATTCGTTTATCCATATTAAATTCTTTTTAAGAGCAAATACGCTTTTTAATTTACGGCGAATTAATTTATTCTTTTGTTCTGCCATTCCGTTTGCTTGTGGCGAATAACTTCTTGTGGTTCTTATTTTTATATCGTTTTGAAATGCCCCCAGCGTCATATTGTAGTAGTATAACTACAATATGACGTTGGGGTGACGCATAGGATGCTGTCATTGTGCTGTCGTTATGCTGTAAATTAAATTAGACATTGAAAACAAATCAAATTATATATTCGGCAGAACGTTTTTAATTTTTAATCTATTTAAAGATAAAATGATATATGATGACATAGAGTGATATGACGAGACTACCAATGGATTACAGTAAAACAATTGTTTATAAAATCTGTTGTAAGGATATTAGCATTACGGATTGTTATGTTGGACATACAACTAACTTTATAAAAAGAAAGAATGCACATAAAACAAATTGTAACAACCCAAACGATAAAGAATATAACAAATATGTTTATCAGTTTATTAGATTAAATGGAGGGTGGGATAATTGGTCTATTGTGGAGATAGAAAAGTATAATTGTAGTGATGTAAATGAAGCATTAAAACGAGAAAGATTTTGGTTCGATCAACTTCAAGCAACATTAAATAAACATATACCAGCGAGGACAGTAAAAGAATATTGTGAGACCAACAGAGAAAAACGTTTAGAATACCAAAAAGAATATTACCAAAGGAACAAAGAAATTATTGGTGTTAAAAGGAAAGAAAGGGAACAAAACAACGAAGCAATAAGTAATAAAAAGAAAGCATATAGAGAAGTCAATAAAGAAGTAATCAACCAAAGGGCAAGAGAAAGATATCAACAAAAGAAGAATGAACTAACAAAGTTTAGGTTAGAACAATATGTAAAACAAATATCTTCTTCTTCTTCTTCTTCTTCTTCTCTTTTGGTCTAAACTAACAATAAGTTTTTTTGCATCGCCTAGAAACACAATCAAAATCTTTTGGACATTTTTGTGTCAAAAGATTTCTGTCTTTATAAATTGGTACACAAAAACACCCTCAAAATCTTTTGGTTCAAAAGTGTCCAAAAGATTTCTCTAATTAAAATATATACCTATTTATACGATAAAAAATCTTTTAGCACATTTTGTGCCTTTTTCCAGAAGAGAGAGTATGTAACGTTACACATTAAGAAAACGATGATGATGATTTTTTTGTTTTACGGAAGAGAGTCACAAAATGATGAAGATGATTTTTTTTTGTTTTTTTTGTTTGGCATAAGTAACGTTACATACTCTCTGTAACAATATAAGTCTAATATATATAAGAAAAACGATATAAAGGGAATGTGAATCCATATACCGTATTCACTCAATCCACATACGAATTCACGGGAGGCACCCTATAAGACCCTATAAGACCCTATAACCGCCAATCCCTTAAACGAATTCGCCCAATCTATATATTGATATTTTCCCTTTATTTAGGCGTTTTATTTGCCGAAAAATTTAATTAAGATTTTCTTGTTAGTATATATAGAAATGGAAGACATTATTTATATTTTCAATGAACCTATATTGAGTGGTTCTTTACACGAAACATTTGAACACAACAAGGCAATTATATATGAAAATCCTGACGCATATAATTACATTATTAATCCAAAAAAGTATAAAAATTATATTAATTTGACGATTGAAGACAAGTCAATATATGAAAAATATAACATATCAATGCCTGTATATAAATGCTCGTTTCGTATTTCGCCTGTTTTTTTAAATGTAGAAGATATGGAATCCAAAAAACAAAATTTATCATTATGTGGCGATGTTAGTTATAATTATAAAATAACCAAAAGAGAAAAAGATGGAATTATTGATTACGGAATTATGTTTTATGATATTAAGAAAAATCAAGAAACAATATATATAAAAAATGAGTGTTCTGTCTGCTTTGATGAGAAACCTTGTAGAACTAATTTGTATAGTTGTTCGCATTGTAATGTTTGTGAAGACTGTTATAAACATCTAACTAAAAACATCTGCCCCATCTGTCGCTCGGTGCCTTCTCAACTAAAACGAAGAAGGAGAAGGGTTATTAATTTGGTTTAAGTATAGTATGAACTAACAAATATTGTCTTTCTGTTCTAACTTTTTCATCTCACGATATTTTTTTTGATATTCTTTTTGATATTCTTTTATTTTTTCAGCGTTTATTTCATTATAGTCTTTTTTATATTCTTTTATTTTTTCCGCATTCGCTTCATAATATATTTTACTTTTCTCTTTTATTTCGTCGGTATTTGCTTTATAATATTCTTTTTGTGTTCTCGTAGGAATAAATTTATTAACACAATCTATCTCTTCTATATATTTTCTTTCTTTTGCTAACAATTGTTCTCTTCTATCGCATGGATAATCCTCTATTAAAATTATATTATAATTACCTTTTTCTAAAATTTTATATGATGTCATATATCTTTTTTTATCATTTAACCAGCATTTATAATCATTTCTATGCTTTGTCAATCTTTTTGCAAGTGTTGGTTCGCAAGTGCTACCCACGTATATCAATCCAGTCTCATTACATACTATTTTGTATATTTTGCCTAACTGATAATTTACTACCATATATACCTTATTATACCCTATTATCTTTAAATCATTTTTTGAATTCAATTTTTTATTATATTTTGATATTATATATTAAGAAATGAGTAATTTACTTTTATATGGAGTTGGAACAATAGGAAAAAGTATATTAAAAGGAAATTTAACGTCATCTGGGAGGGGTAATTATTCTCCTAGTGTCAGTAATCTATTAAAAAAAGTTGGCGACGAAATTATTCAAACTATTACTATTATGAGAACACCTTTATCTAATGTGTTGACAAGTGCTTTAAATATTGCTTCGTTCGGACAATTCAAAAAAAGAGCACGTAACTTACCTTATGACAAATTGTTTCACCTATTTATAATTATACAAACTAACAAACGCAAATATATATTAGAAAAAAACGCCGTAATAAATTTTAAAACGCATAATGGACGAATCGCACCAAAAACTGATATTCAACAAGTTAATAATTTACCAAGCGGAATAAGTATTATTCAATTGCTTACTCAAGCAGAGAAAACGATGGGTAAAAATAAGTTTTATTCATATAATGCGAGAAGCAACAATTGTCAAGATTTTATTATGGGACTATTTAAATCAAGCGGAATTGGTGACCAAGTAGATTATGATTTTGTAAAGCAAGAATTAGACGAAATATTCAAGAAATCTCCAATATTCAATAAAATAGTTAATACTACTACTGCTATTGGTGCTGTTGGAGATGTATTAATAAATGGCGAAGGGGTAAGTAAAAAAACTAACACTTGGATTGCTCATGTAAAAATGTATGCCTCAAAACATAATATTAGTTATAAAGATGCGATGAAAGATATAAAATGTAAAGCAAGTTATAAAAAAGGTGCGATTAAAGGAGGTAGTGTTACTAAAGCAAATCTAAAAACAAAAAATAACGAACATAACCCAGCATTAACAACAATTGAGGAATTTGAAGATAATGAAGATACTCAATATGTTGAACTTGGAAATACAATAATATCTTGGATGGAACAACAACCAATTCCTGAAGGTGTTAGTCGTAATACAAAAGAGTTTTTTATTGATACCTTTTATGTAGCACTAGAACATCGTCATCCAAGAATTAATTCAAGCAAGTTGCGAGATTTTTTCCAATTCATTCGCCAACATTTTGCGGAATTTATTAAAAATTTTGAGAAAACTGCTCGTACTGAAGACCCTGATGAATTGGTTGAAATTGTAAAATTAACGATTATTAATAATTTTAATTAAAAATAAGTATTTAAAATACCTACTTAAAGAAATATTATTGAATATTATATTAAATGGAAAAATATGATAATATATTAGCAAAACAAGGTGAATGGATGAGTATATATACAACAAATAAATTAAAAAGGAAGCAGACCAAATCCAAAAATGAAAAAAAACCGAGTTAAATTAAATAAATTATTAAGGAATTTATTGTTAAAATAAATACTTGTTACTAAGATATATATATTAATAAAAGGGGGGTAATAATTTTATTTTGTTGGAAACTATATTTGGATTTTAGAAAATTCACAATTTAAATTGTGAAAAAGTCAAAAGTCAAATGGCTTTTTGGAATTTTTTTGTAAATAATCTATAGATAAAAAATAGAAAAAGTAGAGAAAAATCACAGACCCTACCCTAAGATTTTTTAGAGGAAAAATGAATAAAATTAAAAACGCCTTTATTGATATATATATTTTAGTAAGACGAGCATATTACGAGCATATTTAGAGCATAAAAGCATATTTTTAATATGCCTACTTTGATTATGGTAATAAATCATTCTTAAAAAATATACTTGTGACGATAAAAAAATAATACGAGCATAAAAAATTGATTTATATTTTCAATAGAGATTTATTGTAAAGTATATAAATGACAGAAGGATATATATATTGTTTCTCAAATGTGTCAATGCCTAACATTCTTAAAGTTGGAATGACTGAACGAGACCCAGAAATTAGATTAAATGAGGCGAATGGTTGTGATACTTGGAGACCGCCTACACCTTATAAACTTGTAATCGCAAAAAAGGTTATAAATCCTAAGCACAAAGAATATACTCTTCATAAAATTCTTACTAAATATGCTGAGCGAGTAAATCCAAAACGAGAATTTTTTAGAATTTCAATAGAAGATATAAAACCATTATTTGACTTAATTGATGGGGATTTATGGGTTGAAAATGTAAATAATGATAATGATAAAAATAATAATAGCGATGAGTCTCTTGTTGCTTTAGATGGCAGTAGTAGAGGATGTCGTGATATGCTTAAATGTTTTATTGACGGACAGCGAATACGTCATATTTCTTTAGTTGGTAATAAAACTACTTGGATAGGAATATACAATTCTTCAAATAATTCAATAATTTATGATGATAAAATATATGAATCAATGAGCAAATTTGCTAATACACATTATTATGATGATGGGTTTCGTTTCAATCGTTCGGCAAATGGTTGGAAGGAATGTGAGTATGAAGTAAATGACAAATGGATATCAACATATAACATTCAATGTTAGTCGGGGTTTTAAATGTGTAAAATGTCTTTAATAATATATATTATATATTAGTAAAGTAATTATTTAAATACTTATTTTACTAATTAGATAATAGGTTCAATTACTAATTGCTGTTTTTTTGCCTTTATTTTATAATACGATTTCAACGCCTTTTCTCGTTGTCTTGCTACGAATTCCGCATCGTTCTTATGGAGTTGGTAATAATGTTTTTGGTATTCATTAAATTTTTGTTTATTATTTTCTCTGTATTTTTTGTTTGCTTTACGCATACTTATTAAATATTTGTTAGTTGTGTCTTGAGATTCTTCCATTTCCTATATATATATGTTAATAAAATAATATTTAAATCATTTACTAAAGTATATATATTAATAAAAACATTTCTAAATATGCTCGCATTTTCTTTATTATGGTCTCAATCATTTTTATATATAATTAGTTATTACGATACATCAAGCAGGCATATTTTTAATATGCTTTTATGCCCAAAAATATGCCCGTTTTTTCTTTATTATGGTCTAAGTATAAATATTACATATATTTTTATTACGATACATCAAGCAGGCATATTTTTAATATGCTTTTATGCCCAAAAATATGCCCGTTTTATGTCGCTTTACTAATATATATATATTGATAAGGACATCTTTTATTTTTTTCATTTTTTCTCTAATAAATCTAAGGGTAGGGTCTGTGATTTTTCTCTATTTTTTCTATTTTTTATCTATAGATTATTTACAAAAAAATTCCAAAAAGCCATTTGACTTTTGACTTTTTCACAATTTAAACTGTGAATTTTCTAAAACCTGAATATAGTTTCCAACAAAAACAAAATACACCCTTTTTATTAATATATATATTTTAGGAAAAACAATTAAGGAATATTTAAAAACAAAATACATCCTTTTTATTAATATATATATTTTAGGAAAAACAATTTAAAAATAATATTTTACTAATATATAATAAATGGTTAAATCCTATATTTGTGAATGTTGCTCTTTTGAAACAATAAAAGCGTCTACGTATAAAAACCATCTCATAAGCAATAAGCATTTAAAGAAAATCAATATGACTGACGATTCATCATCTTCCACATCAACATTGACAACAGACGAAAATTCTTATACTGCATTGAAAATAAGAGAATTGGAACATCAATTACAATTAAAAGATGCAGAAATTAATAGACTTAGAAATGAATTTGAGATTAAAATACAAGAAATTAAAATCCAACACAAAGATGAAATCATTTCAATGCTTAAACAAACACATACGCAACAAACAATATTAAAAATCAATGAACGTGAAAATATTAGTGAAAAGCAAGAAAAACCTAAACTTACTACTAAAGAATATTTAGATAAATATTTAAATGATGCTTCTACATTTAAAAATTGTTATGAAATGTTTAACGACGAAAAATTAGATAATTATGTTGTGGAATTTCAAAATTTTAAAATGATAAAATATGTTCTAAATAAAAAATATATTCATTCATCAGATTTTAAAAATAATGCTATAAAGAACGCACTTGATATAATTACTAATTATTTTAAAAATTTTAACGAGAATGAAATGCCGTTTTATTGTAGTGACAAACGAAGAAATACATTATATATTAAGACAGATAATGGGTGGATAAAAGAAACACCTGAAACCCAAAAAGAGTTTGATTATCATATTTTAAAATTTATTAAAAGAGTATTATATAGTGTTCGAAATGCTCTTGGAGGTACAAAAACTAATTATGAAGACCACCCAACTAAGTTTATGGATACTTATAACATTAACTATTTTGATTGGGTTAAAAATAATTATAACGAAATTATTGGTGTTTTATCGTTAATGGATAATTCTTCTGGCAAAAGTAAAAGTAATAAAGAAACAGATAATGAGAATTTAGCGATAAAAAAAGTTAAACACGAATTATCACAAATGAGTAAAAAGGTTAGTAATTGTGAAGAAGACATATAAAAAAGATAGCACTAAGTTAATTACTTATTTAGTTTTACATGTCATTAAAATAAGAACATTTTTTTCCATAATTAAAATTTTCTAAAAAACTATTGAAACCATCTATCATACACAATTCCCTATTTTTTAGAAAAGATTTAGTCCCCATTTTTATATGCGGATTGAAATTTGTTTTATCGTAAATATATATTGTATATCCCCATAAATCATTTTGATTATCGTGATAATTAGGAATCATAATATATACATAAGGTTTTATAGTAATAATTGTATTTTTATCACTTATTTTGGTAATAATTCCTGCTAAGAATGGGTCGTGGGTTGAATTTTTACAAAATACGACTTCATCACCTATACAAAGTCGTTCGTCAAAAACTGTTTTAATTTTCTTTTTTTTCTCAAAATGACTGCAAATATTGTCGTAAATGTTTTTACTTGCTTGAGTTCTTAATTTTTGGTATATTGTTTTAATTATTATGTATTTTTTTTCTTCTACTGAAATGCGAGTATATATATTTTTAATTGATATTTGAAAATTGGATTTAAAAATTTTGTGTAGTTTATTAATTCCCAATTTATATAAATTAAAATGATAATTCCAACCTGTATATTCAATAATTATTCTCCAAATATCGTCACAAAATTCAATTTGATTTATTTTTTCCATTTTTGTGCTTCTTGTTTCTTTTGATATTATACTGGTGGTAGGTATAGAACAAAATTAAAATCAATTTTTTTATTTATTATAAATCATTTGCTTGAACTAAAAAAAAGTTTAAAAGTGTCCGTTAAAGATATAATAAATAAAATTGAATTAAAAAACGATTTAAAGACAACACATTAAAACATATATAAACACAGATGGTTAATTATCAAGACGGAAAAATATATAAAATTGTCTGTAATGAGACTGGTTTAATTTATATAGGGTCGACAGCACAGAAAACACTAGCACAGCGTCTCACAGGACACGTAAGAGATTATAAAACATACTTAAATGGAAAAACAAATTATGTAACATCATATCAAATCTTAAAAGAGGGTAATTATGAAATTATTTTAATCAAAGATTTTCCGTGTGAAAGTAAAGACAAATTACACGCAGAAGAGAGAAAATTTATTGAGGAATTTGATTGTGTAAATAAATATATACCAACGAGAACTCATAAAGAATATTGTAAAAAATATTACGAAAATAATATTGCTAAAGCGAAAGAATATCAAAAGAAATATCGTGAGGAAAATAAAGATAAAATTAAAGAACAGCAAAACAAATATTATGAAGCAAATATAGATAAAATAAAAGAAAAACATAAAAACTATTACGAAGCAAATACGGACGAAATAATAGAAAAAAAGAAAAAATACAGAGAAGCAAATATAGATAAAATAAGAGAACAAAAAAAACATTATTATCAAAAAAGAAAGTTAGAAAATGAAAATAAAAATATTTGTTAGTTATAATGAAAGAATTATTAACGTATATGGAAATACAAACGCCAACAGAGGTATGGGAAAAACTACTATACATCAACCCAATAGACCCTGATGAAATATTTTACGAACCCTTTAAAGGAGAGGGAAATCTATATAACTTGGTTATAACTAACAAAAATAAATATTGGACCGAAATCAACGAGGGTAAAGATGTTTTTGATTTTGAAAATAAAGACGAAATAACTTGCCTTTACACAAACCCACCATTTAAATGTAATATTAAAAACGCCAAAGGAGATTTTGTGTATAAGAATTCCACATATTACTTTTTAGAATACTTTGTTAGTTATTATAAAAATTTGACTACTATAGGATTTTTAATTAATGCTAAATCCTTTTTATCTCTAACACCTTGCAGATTAAAAAAGTTACAAGATAAAGGTTTTAGTGTTGCGAATATAACCATATTAAATACAAACTACTGGTGGGGCATCTACTACTTTGTATTATTTAAACGAAATCACACTAACAAATTTATAAACATTATCGAAAAAACATTTACAAAAAAATGTGCCTCTTAAAGATATTATAAAATCCTATACAATCCTATACAATTTTATAAATTTGTTAGTTAGAATAAATATCAACACTAAAATAATTTTTTATATTTAGACAATATATATACAGGATGAATAAAATTAGTATCATGGCGTCAAAAATAAATGCTCAAGAGCGAAAATCCGCCTTACGTGTTGAGCGAAAAGCACTAAAAGTAAATCGCGATAAATTTAAAGAAAACTACTTGAATACATACACCGATGACAGAACAATACACAACGAAGATACTATTGTTGTAGATGATGAGCGTGATTTTGAACAAGAAATAGCAATTGCGAATTTTAACTTTAGAACGTTGATTAAGAACGAAGATGAACGAGAAGATTTCATAAATAAATTTAGTTACAGCAATATTAGAACTATGAATAGCGTATGGCAATATATTAAAGACGAAATAAGAAAATATTTAAAGAACCAAGTTCATAGCGAAGTATTGTATAATTTTATTATTGAGTTAGTAAAAAAATTCGGCATTTATGAAGCAGATGATACAACAACAAATTCAAGTGTAGATTATTCAGCACCATTAGGAATGGAAACAACTGATATAGCAACAGTTATCGACGACAGCAATTCTGTGGTCTCATCCTTAACATCCTTAACAGGATTAAAAACAGTATCATCTCGTTCAACTTCAAATTCAAGTGCTCCCGTCCAACCAAGTGTTCTATCACGAACTCCTTTACGGAAAACACCTTTAAAAATTATGACACCAAGCGGTTTAAAAAATCTGGATATAGGTAGTGAAATCAGTGCTCCAAGTGCTACTACTTTTAACAGCAGTAAAATATATATTAAGAAGAGATTAGCAACACCAACACCATCACCATCATCGTCATCAAAATCATCAAAATCATCAAAATCCTATTTTTCAACAATAAAAATTCCGTCTGCTGATAATTCATCAGTTAGGACACAAAAGAAAACAAAAGCACCAAGTGTATCATCCAAGTCGTCAATTAAGGCACCATCCAAAGCATCAAGCAAAGCACCATCCAAAGCACCAAGCAGGGTATCATTACCGAAACCAGCAGAAAAAATGGTTAGGCAGGTAACACTAGAAAGCGAAAATCGTATTGATTACGAAGATGATGATATTAACGAACAATTAGAAGAAATGCTTAAATTTAATATGTTAGATGCGAATCAACAAAAGGAAAAAATAATAAGTCTTTATGAAGGTAGATTACCAATGTCTTCAAATCTTATAAGTAATAAAACCAAAAGATACAAATTGTATAAAGAATTAAAATTTAATAAAAAGGGATAAAAAAAACACGACAATAAAATTTTTAGCGTTTTATAATAATATTTTTTCTTCTGTTAATTTAGAATGAACACTGACAAAAAATATTATTTGGATTTAGAAAAACTAAAGAGCAAAAGTATTTATATATTAAGATATAAAAAAATACCCCATACATGCAAGACATCTCCGCTTCCGGTAAATAAAGACGTAAGGAAGAACATATTAGATATTTGCGATAACAAATTTAATCGTGATTATTTTAACAAACTGACTGACGAAGATAAAAAAATTATATTAGGTTTTGCGAAGGCATTTGATTTTTTGATTTATGAACCTGACGAGGCGTTAGAAGAGCAAGATGATTTATACGAACAATTTGAAATTACACGAGGTTCGTATTTAGCAGGTAATGATAGCAGAGAAGTTCGTCGCACATTGAAGTCTCAAATTTTAGAACTTATGAGTCGTAAAAGATTGGGTAAAATTCGTGGTATTTCGTTATTGTATGAGTTGTCATTAATTGATTAATTTAATATTTCCGGTAATCCTTCCATTTTTTTAACGCTTTTAAATATAATTCCGTTTCCCGTTCGCTGATATTAACATTAATTTTAACGTCATTTTCCATCTCTTGAATAAAAGATGGAGTTGCGGGGTAAATCGTATCATAACTAATCATAACGTCATCTGTATCAACAATAGCCATCGGTATAGGTATAGGACTACTAACAGGAGAACTAACAGGAGTCTCTGGAATATAAGTAACATCTAAAGTTTCTTCAATAGTGTAAATAACATTACTAACAGACATTGCTCTATTCTTTAGCATATTCGGTTTAA